TGCCGCGCTCTTTTGCGGCGTCAGAAATACTATGCACATCTTCTGACAAAATGCGGTCGCAGAAGGCATCCTCGCCCTCGCCCTGGAGTCTGGGGGTGGTCAGCGCGGCGTGGATCGCATTGCGCTGCTTCCACAAGTCCAGACCTGGCTTTGCCATACAGCCAAGAATAGTTGTGACGGACGGGAGGAGGTTGAGCCTCCGCGCATCCTTGAGGGTTGTCGGGCGCAGGCCGCCCTTGGATTTGTTGGGCTGTTCGTGACAGGGGTTTCCGTCCTTGTCATACCAGTGTGAAGATTCTCTAGGTGTCATGTTTATATTTTGTTTTGTTTGTTTTTGGTTTCGCGTTTATACCATGCGCGCCCCGGTGTTCATCAACTAAAACGGCATATCATCTGACGGCAGTTGCGCCCGCTCCTGCTCCATTGCGATAGCATCGGCAATCGCGTTTTCATCGGGGGATGAATCCGATTCCGGCATCACCTTGTCAGCCGTGTTCTTTCGGAAATAGTCCGAAAGATAGGGTTGCAGCACTTCTGAATCTATCTTGCTCGCGGCTTCGTTTGTTTCCGGGCTGATAGGGGTTACAGCAAACGCTGGCACCCGGAAGGTGATGCTGCCCTTTTTGCCCTCGGTGTAGCCCGTAATGGTCACGGCCTGGGAGTAAATCTCCTTGCGGTGAGCCTTCTTGAACTCCACCCATGCGTTTAAGGCCGCGCCCTTGAACTGGATGGAGCCCAGTTTAAGCTCTGTGCCGTCCTTATAGGCGCAGTAGATGTTCGCCACGAAATGGCCGCCCTGGGATGTTACCCGGTCACGAATTGCGGCGTAAAGGCCGTTGGCAAGCTCCCCGCCCTTGAAGGCGCGGACAGACAGCGGCTCCGCCTTGGTGTCCCGGACTTCGTTGGACATGATGCCGGAATCGCTGGCATCATGCCAGCCCTTGACGCAGGCTAACTCATCCAAAACGATGAAGGTGAACCTGCCTGGAACATCAACGCGTTGCTTGGTGTCCTTGTTGAACCATTCCAGATTGCCTCCGTCCTTGCCGCCGCGCCAGTCATGCCAGCGCGTGCAGGGGTTCGGTTGCTTTTCAGTTGTCGGATTTGATCTGCTCATTTTTTGCCTTTCTTGTTGTTGTTGTTGACTTCCCAAACATAGTTCCCGGAATCGGTGAAAACCGGGAAAGTAATCAGCCTAACAGAATCAAAGCGGCTGTAAAGGCGGTTTTGATACCGTTCCGCCTGTTTAAGATTTGTGAAATTCTTCACGATGGTTTTCATTTAATCAGCCTTCCACTTTAAGCTCCAAAGTTGTTGAGTTCCGCAAACATTGCGCCCGGAATCGGTGATTGATCCGTTGGCTTTTAACCAGCCTTTTGCAATGCAGCTTGCTTTCGCGGTATTCCATTCTGTTTCAGGAAGTCCGCAATCGTCAAAGGCCATCTGCTGACGGTTGCGCCCATTATAGGACGATTTGCGCTCGCGCGTGCAAGTCAGGACAATCTTTTCGGCAAGCGTCATTTCAACCGGGGCAGGCAGCCATGACTGGTTAAGGTTTTCGGGCTGGACAAAAACAGTAATTCCCAAATCCTTGCCGCAAAAAATAGTATGCTGAACTATCGCCACATTAAAAGGCAGGGATGACGCCTTGAAAATCTGCCCGCCGTTTGAAAAAGGAGTTCCATTATCAGGGATGGAAACCGCCCGCATACCGCCCAAGTCAACAAGCGAGTAGTAATCTCGGCTTCCGCCGTCCCAGAAGCTATCCAAGCGCATCTCCCCGGAGTAGGTGTCAACCGAGAACTTGTTGCCGGAATATTCAGGGAAAGCAACCCGGGCTACCTGCTTTACTTCTTCGCATTGAGTATAAATTTTCATGTGTTTTCCTTTCGCGTAAAATCAGGCCATTGAGTCCAGCAAATCCTGTGAGGTTTCAACCGCCGTAGCCCCGTTGAGCCACCGGTTGATGTGATTGGATGTGGTTACGCTCCACTTCTTGGAAGTGCGGACAAATCCGCCTTGCGCAAGTCTGGCCGCTACGGGTGTATTGTAGGAGAAGAAAACCACCGATCCGCTTGGAAGGGTGACTTCCGTTTGATTCTTACCGAGTGTTTTTAGTTTCATACTTATTCGCTTTTGCTTTGGTTTGTTGCTGCTAACGAGAAACATCATAGACCAACAAAAACGGATTACAACAATTTTTTTCACTTTTTTTCAATTATTTTTTGGGCGGTTTCGCCCAATGTTTTCAATGGTTTTCTCACTGTCAATGATTTTCTTGGGGTATTTTTCGGGTTGGGGACATCAAAAAGATTTCAAGTGTCCTGGCAATGTTAATAGCGAAAAGCTTGACAAAGTGCGGGAGTTGTGATAGTGATTAGGAAGTTCGGTTGGTTGTTTTTCGAGTTCGAACATTTTTACAATTTGCGGTCATCCACGTCTTTTGAGGCGGACTCGCAGACAAAAACAACCAGCCCGGCGGCCTGAACACCCGCCGGGCACTTTCTTTTGTCATTCGTCCTAGAGGCGAGCGGGGATTGCGCCGGGCAAATTGTTCTTTGGAAAACAGCGGAGAGTCAGTCATTGCGATGCGCCCTGATAAGGCGCAACATACCCTGCCCGTCAAAAGCGCAAATTCAATCGGCTAATCGCCGGAGATACTTCGGGAGCGCAAGTCTTAATGAGAATTTGAAAAACGTCACCGGACACCCAAGCCCGAGAGGAACGCCGCCAAAAATCACCCCGCTAAAGTCCAAAGAACAAATAGCAGCATCAGGACGCCTGCCAACCGAGAACCTAAGAGACTCCGGCGCGAGTGAGGGCGGACTGGTGACTGCGCCAAATCAAAAGCCGTATAAAAGCCGGTTCAAGGTGCGGTGTATCCATTTCCCAACCCTCAAGGAACGCCCCTCCAAACTGGAAGCGAGCCATTATGCGACACCATACGGAACCACCAAGTCCGACAGCCTCCTTGACAGGGGGATTCAAATAGTTTAATTGTTTCTAATATGCTTCCTACTACGGTTCCAGAAGTTCCCGGCAAGCGCAGACGGCGAAAGATCACCATGCGCGATGTCAAGGACATGGCTGCTTTGATGTCCAAGCGGATAGACGAAAAGGGCGCGTGCATGATGTTGGGATTTACCCCGAAACAGTGGTATACTTGGAAATGGCGCAACAAGAACAACGAGAAATACGAAAACGAACTCTCTTTGGTTCGGGAAAAGAAGCTTAATGCCTGTATTGAGGCGATTGACGAGGCCGGTGACGGTTGCCCTGAAAAAGGCCAAAAGCCGGACTGGCGGGCGAAAGCCTTTCTCGTTCAGCAAGTATTAGCCCCCGAAAGATACCAGCAAAAAGTCCAAGAACAACCCCAGCAGCAAATCACCGTTCAGGTATTGGCGCCGGAATTGGCTAGGCAGATATTCGGGGTGGCCGAGCCTAAAGCGTTGCCGGTGGTGGATGTTAAGGAAATACCGCCCGCCGTTTAAGGTGGTTTGCGTTTATGCTATTTTCCCTGCTTGTATCTTTCGATGATGGCGCGGGCTGACTCAATATCAGCCAGCGGCACAGCGCAAACATCTGTTGCGCCTCCCATGTACGGATTGGGCTGAACCCTGGCGTTTATGTAGATGACTTGAAGCACTCCCAGAAGTTCTTCCTTTTGAATTAGCAGCTTCGCCGCCAGATCGGCCGCGCAATCCTCCGCCTGGTGAAGCCTTTCACGGCAAGATTCCAATCGTTCCAGTAATTCGGTGTCGTTGTCAAAGGTGTTCATGCGTTTATAGTGATTTGCGTTTATGGCGTTTATGTGTTTTTGAAAAATCCTTCAAATTGGCAATGCTCGGCAGCTTCCTTATCAGAAACTGCGTTTATAGATTTCCACCTTGCGTTTATCTCCCGCCTATCTGCCGCCGTGGTGACTCCCAGATTAAGCAATGCCGTTTTCTGGTTGTCCTTGTCTTGCATTGCCTTTGCCGCGCACAATAGCTCTTTTCTGCCCGCGCCGGAATTGAACAAATCAAGATAATGCCCCCACTCTTTCATTGCATCGTATTTTTTCATTTTGCGTTTATGGCGTTTGCGTTTATGGCGTTTGCGTTTATAGGGTTTGCGCGGACTGTCTGCCCTGCCCCTGCCCCGGTATTTCCTGATTAACCTAGGCAAGTTGCTTAAGATTAGACTCTAATCATGACTAACTTGGGCAAGTTGCTTAGGATTAGTCTAATCCTGATTAACTTGGGCAAGTTGCTTAGGATTACCTTTTCCCTCTAAAGTGGGCAAAAAGCTACACCGTGCGCAAAAAGCTACACCGTGCGCAAAAAGCTACACCGTGCGCAAAAATAGTCAACAAATAATTTTCCGGGGAAATAGTGAAACTCAATTTGATCCAATAAAACCAAGCCGGAATTCGCTAAAAATAATTTCAAAAAGATGTATTTTTCCCTTGCAATTATTCCCCTATCCCCTACCGTTTCACCAATGGCGGAAACGCCAGGCAAACAAAACACAAACAAACAAAACGCAAACAAATGAACATCCAATTGTCAGAGTCTCTTAAAAATACACTGAAAACGCTAGAATCAGAATGCCCAGTCGTTCGGCTTCTGAATAGGGGAATCAGGCGTAGGAATTTAGATTTGCCTACCAGGCTGTTGTCAGAGTTCCCGGGAAATTATTTCAGCTTCCGGGAGCGTGAGGGGATGATAAGTTTTCTGCCCGAGGGGAGGGATGTCCGTTATACTTCCTCAGGGTTATGGGAAAGGAAAGGACGCCAGGAAATGAAGCCAGCAAAGTGGCTAAGAAGCATGCTTTCGCCCCGCGCGCTAAGACTTTTCAAGGACTCTGATATTGCCAACTTTTCCGAAAAATTCCGAGCAGCAGAACTTGCGGGAAAAGTCCATTTCCGATTCACTTCCTTTACTCGGGCTTATTCCTCGGAAAGCTACATCAGAGGCGGGGAAAGCTTTTCATCCTGTATGCATGACGAGGACGTGGAGGGATTTTATTTGTCATTCGGGGCAAGGGTTTTAGTTGCAGAGGATACACTTGGAAAATTGCACGGCAGGGCAGTAGTGTGGAAATTGGACACCGGGGAAACCTTCATAGATAGAGTCTACGCCACCGGCCCCGAGGTTACTGAGTTATTTTTCTCCCACGCAAAGCAGGAAGGATGGATCCGGAAGGCTCAGCAGGGCGGCGGGAATATGATGGGAGTGATTCTGCCAGACGGCGCCCAACAAAGACGGGAAATGTCAGTTTCTGCGGTAAATCCGGGATCAAAACATGAATTCATTCCGTACCTCGACACTTTTGCAAGCGCGAGCTACGACTGGAAAACGCTTTCCAACCACGAGGATGGGCCCTTTTTGCTGCGAAATGCAAACGGCGACTTTGAAGAAATCAACCCGCACGAGGGAGAAGTTGAAACCCTAGACGGTGACTGGATCCCGGAAGATGAGGCAATCAACGTTGACGGCGACTATTACCACCAGGACGACGAGCGAATTACCTACTGCGACAGGTGTTGCGAATATGTTCTGCGTGACGGTACCTATACAGTGGAGACATCCCGAAACGAAACTCTTTGCCTATGCTCGCAGCACGTCACGGAAAACTAATCAACACGAAAACACTATGAACTCTCTACTTCTTAAAATTCTTACAACGGAAACCGAAAGTGGCAACCAAGAAGCCATGCGCGAATTGATCCTTGCTGAGCTTGCCGCTCTAGGATGCAACATCGAAACAGACACCGCCGGCAATATCTACGCCACTAAGGGAACAGGGAAAACCCTCCCTTGCTTCGCCGCGCACATGGACACTGTCCACGGTGTGACGGGTGACGGCATTGCTGTTTGCACATTAAATGGCCTAGCCACGGGAATAAATCCCAAAACTATGCAGCAAACTGGCATTGGCGGGGATGACAAATGCGGCATCTACTGCGCGCTTGAGTGTTTGCGCCGACTGCCCGCTTGCAAAGTCGTTTTCTTCACCGATGAGGAAATCGGATGCATTGGTGCCAGCCAATGCGATCTTGGCTTTTTCTCCGATTGTCGCTGGGTAATCTCCGCAGACAGGCGAGGAAGGGAGGACTTTGTCACAGATATCGGCGGCGCGCTGTCATCGGAAAAATTCCAGCGCGATGTTGCGCCGCTGCTCAAAAAGCACGGACTAAAACCATGCCAAGGCGCTTTAGCTGATGTCATGGAGTTACGCGATCGCCAGGTTGGCGTGTCCGTAGCCAACATGTCGGCCGCCTATTACAACCCACACACTCCGGGCGAATATATCAATTTGAATGAGCTTGAGGAAATTATCTCTTTTCTAATCGAAACCGGGGAGAAGCTCACGAAACGCTACCCGTTCACCTACACAAGACCAGCCTCAAAGCCATGGCCGGGGAGCTTGTCCCCGTGGCCTAACGATCCTTGGGACAGCAGGGAAGGGATGTTTCCAGACTATTCCCCGGGCCGAGGCGATTGGCCCACACAGGAGCAGCTAGACGAGGAGGAGAAGCTATGGCAAGCGCTATCCCAGGATGACAGCCTTGGCGGGTGGAGCCAGTAGTTTGATCCGCCTAAATATTCCCCCGGAGTTAATTCTCCGGGGGATTTTTCTTGACAAGATGCTTGCCGTAAAAACAAGCGTAGGGGGGGTGGGATGGGCGCAACGTCCCCTCCCACTAATTTTCCAAACACCTATTAGCAGCCCCCTCTTTTAGCCCCACCCTCCCAATCCACCTTAAAGCCTCCTCTTTTGACATTACAGCCCCCGCAGCTGTCCGGGAGTATTCCGATAGCCCAAACCCATCAAAACGCCCTATAAGTCATTTTAGGGGGTAAATTCTGTTATACGGCTCTGGCAAAATTTTTTTAAGGGTGGGTATTGCTTGACTTTGGGGGCGAATGGCGTGTAGGGTGTGTGTTTTATGAAAAAGAAGCTCACTTTGGAGGAGGTGCGGGTTATTGAGACGTTTGGGCCTATGGGAAAGTGGATGGCGGGGTATGCGATGAAGGTGGGCGGGGAGGGTTTCAAGGCAAAGGTGGGGGAGCAGTTTCAGAATTTCATGAAAGCGAACCTGTTTTTGCAGCCGAAGCAGTTGGAGTTTTGCGTTCATGCCCGGGAGTGCGACATGGATGGAGGGCCTACGGCGGTGATGAGCGGGGGCGGTCGAGGCAGTTCCAAGTCTCACGCGATACTGGCGCAGATATTTGCGGACGATTGTCAAAGGTATGGCGGCCTGAAGGTGCTTCTTTTAAGAAAGATAGGCAAGGCGAACCAGGAGCAGGTGCAGGATTACCGGACAAAGCTCTTGGCGCACATCCAGCACGACTACAAGCAGCAAGCCGGGGAGATACACTTTCCCAATGGTTCAAAGGTGATTCTTGGAAACTACAAGGATGACAAGGACATTGACAGGTATATGGGTCAGGAATACGACGTGATTTACGTCATGGAATCGAATCAGTTGTCCTTTTCCAAGAAGAAGTTCATTCTGACCTGTTTGAGAACCAGCAAGCCGAATTGGAGGCCGAGGCTGTATGAGGACACCAACCCCGGCGGCATTGGGATGCAGGAGAACCGGGCGATGTATGTGTTGCCGTGCCGTCAGGGGAGGCAGAAAGAGACGGGCACCCGGTATATCCACTCAACGGTCTACGACAACAAATTCATCAACCAGGAGTATGTCAAGCAACTTGAGACGCTGACGGGGTGGCAGAGAAAGGCGTGGCTGGAGGGGGATTGGGACTTTGCGGCGGGTTCTTTCTTCACGAACTTCGTTCCGGAAGTCCATGTGTATCCCAACGACAGGTGTGAATTCAACGAGAAAGATGCCGTCCGGTGGTATGCTTCTTACGACTTTGGTTTTGCCCATAATGCAGCCTGCATCCTGTTTGCCCAATCCAAAGACGGGGCTACTTATGTGGTGGACGAATGGGTGGACTCGGAGAACGTCATTTTCGAGCAGGCGCAGAACATCCATTCCATGTTAAACCGCCACAACATCGGAGTGGGCGATTTGGATTTCTTTGTGGCGGGCAAGGACTGCTTTTCCAGAAACGAGGACGGCAAGACGATAGCGGACGGGTTTGATGCGGAGGGCATCAGGTTGACGGTGGCGGAAGTGGATCGGGCAAACGGCTGGAAGCGGTGTCACGCCCTGTTTGGCGACATTTCGGTTGGCATCCCTTCGAAGATGTTCATTCACTCACGCTGCAAAAGTCTTATCACCCAGATACAATCCGCCCAGCATAGTGAGAAAAGGGCGGGAGACATCGAAAAGTTCAATGCCGACAGCGAGGGGAATGGCGGGGACGACGCTTTGGATGCGTGGAGATTCGGGGTGGCATCCGACCCCAACCACTCTATCCGGTTCGCCAAGCCGGTGGCTCTTACGAGAAGCCCGTATCAGCTACTCGGAACTGGAATCTAAAGATCGAAAACACCGGCAGAAATCGTCCGGTTTGGTTTGAGGCCACGGCATCTTGCCGGAAATGGGCGGCCTTAAATGGCAATGCCCCAAATCAAACGGAACGCCATATTGAACGTGCGCAAATCCGTCACCGGAAGGAATGTTTTCATTCTGAGCCATCCGCACCCACCAGAAGCAGTCCTTGCAGGCCGGTTTCATTTCTGTTTCTTGAAGATGGCGTCGTAGCCATCGCGGAACTTCTTGTAATCGGTCGTGCGGTTTCTGCTTCCCTTGCCGTATTGCTTTTTCATTTTCCAAAGCTTTTGATGGTTTTCTTCTGCTTTAGATACCAGCGGATTTTGTCCTTGGTTTGCTGTTTGATTTTCTCGACCTGCTCTTGGTGGCTGACGGGAGAGCCTGGATTTGAATCAACGCTGCGGGACAAAGGCTGATTTGATTTTAACTGAGTGCTGTGCATCCAGCCATTGTCTTTCGTAAAAACCCAGTATTCGCGGAGTCCCGTTTCTTTTTCGTAAAGCGCGTAATTGTCACGCCTGTCAAACAGCATCAGCCCGCAGTTTCGGCACTGTCCCAAGCCTTTTAGATTATGCTGGCGGCGACACTGGGGGCAGTAATCCGGGTCAATCAACAATAGCAAATCATCCATAGTCTAAAACTTAACAAGCTTGCTCACTCTCGTCAAGTATTTGCTTTTGCTTGACATTGTTCATGAAACATGATAAAGAATCTTTTAACAATGTCCAAGACCACATTTTCCCTAATGCGCCCGGCAACATGGTTTGCCGCAAAGCCAGCCACCGACATTCGAAAGCAGAGAGTTAAAACCAAGCGCGAGGCCGTCATTTCAGGATCGGGGCAGCCGCAATATCTTGCGTGGACACTTGATATTCAGCGGATTCAAAACGCGCTTCGGGCTGCGGAGCGGGGTGACACATGGATGCTTTTTACCATTTTCCGGGACATGGTGGCCTCTTACGGGCATCTTAATGCCGAGTGGGGCAAACGCAAACTGGTTATTACAGGAAACCCGGAAACTCTTATTCCAGCCGACCCAAGCAATCAGGACGATGTTGTGGCCTGCGAGGTAATCAAGCAAGTCATTGACGATTGCGAAAATTGGAGGCAGGGCTTGATGCACTTGCTGGATGCGACGCTGTATCCGATTGCGGCGGCGGAAAAAATCTACGAAGAAGTGTCCGCATCGGATAACGGAAAATACAAATACCCGCTGCGATTCCGCCTGAAAGAAATTGCCCCGATTGACCCGACGCTGCTCTGCTTCAAGATGCCGTATGTTCCGTCGTTTGGGCAGCAGGTAGACGGCCAGTGGTATCACCCTGACGACTGGGAAGCATGGCTGCGCTTTTACGGCACCACGGAGACGGGAGCGGTCAACTACACCATGGGGAACACCTATTCCCCGGATCGCAATCATCACATTGTTCACCGTGGACAAATGCTGTCGCCGGTTATTCCGCCCAACTTCGGCGGACTGATGCGGCAGATTCTTTTCCCGTGGCTTTTGGCAACTCAAGGACGCGATTGGTTTGCCTTGCTGATGCAGAAATACGGGCAGCCGATTATTGTCGGTAAGACCAACTCTTCCAAAAAAGAATCAATCCTGACCATGCAGGAAGCTTTTGCAATGGCAACCCAGCTTGGCGGGATTGTGGTAGACCAAAAAGATACTGTTGAGTTTGCCTCTGCGTCTGGAAGCGACTTGGCAGAAGGCCATATCAAGTTCCAGAAATGGCTGGACTCGCAGGTAAGCCGGTTGGTGGTTGGTCAAACGCTTTCATCTCAAACGGAAAAAACCGGAATGGGTTCGGGCGCATCCGCTCAGGCGGAAGAAATCAGGGAAGACATACGCCAGCAGGATTGCCTGAATCTTTCTGACACTCTCCGCAGACAATTGTTCAAGCAGATTCTTGAGATTAACGGCTATCGCGGTCGCCCGCCAGAAATCGTATGGGGCGGGATGCGCGCTGGAGAGGCGGCCACATTTACCAAAATGCTCATGCAAGCTTCGGCGGCCAAGTTAAAGCCGACAGAGCGCGGGATGATTACCATCAACAAGAACCTGGGCGTTGAGTTTGAGATTGACAAGAACGCTGAAACGCCACCGCTCGGGCGATCCATTAACGCGCAAGATAAAGAAAACAACAACCCCGTAAAATACTGATGTCGAACTTTGGAACATATCCTGACCAGCCAAGGCCCTGGAGTTTTTTCGGGCTTTCGGGGTGGTGGAGCGTGCCCGGTGGCCGCAACTGGCATCAAATGGTTGATTCGGGAAATCAAATATGGGTTTCCGAGCAGCCGCTTGTCAAAAATGCTGACGGCACGGTGTCCGCCACTGGCGGATGCAAAAAGTATGCGGCGGAACTGAACGCAGATGGAACTTTGGTGTTTCAAGACCAGCTTGCCAACCGTCACATCAACATAGACTCTCCGGCTTACGACCGGCTTTCGCAAGGCAGTTAAATCTTGAATATGGGGAGCGCAGTTCCAGATTATATCACGCTGTCTGTTGTAGGCAGGGAGTTCCTGCCTTTGTCTCGCGCAACTCTTACAAGAATGTGCAAGGACGGAACTTTCAAAACGGCATGGAAGCCCGGCAGGGGGAAATCCTCTCCGTGGCGCGTGTTTCGCTCGGAAGTCATACAGCATCGGATTAACCACCACCAACATTGATTTATGGCAAAACAAACAGCAACCACAACGGGGAATGTCGTTGATGATATTCCGAAACCTTCACAACCGGAAACCAAATGGGCGACCATTGAGGAAGCAAAGTCTTTTGACAAATTTTTGAACAAAAACTTTGTCCCCAAGAACGACGAAAAGTTTTCCAAGAAATTTTTTGTTCGGCCTATTTCGATTATTCCCTACACTCCAGCAGGAGCTTTGTCGTCAACCCAGCAGACGCTTTACAAGTTCCTGGTGCAAAAATATCATCGCAACAAAATGCGCGCTGTAGGTGTCTCTGACGGCAAGGGTGGCCGAGAAACCATTCAAGACAATGAACCGGTGGAAGGACACCGCATGGTCGAGGCCGGTCGCCACGGCGAGGGAACATGGGAGTGTGTGGACGACATGGCCTCGTTCACCATTGACGCCCGCGACTTTAAGGAAAACTATCAGTCAGACAAAGTTGAGGACTAGCATTTGCCGATGCCTTCCCCGTCATGGGATTTCCCGTGGCGGGGAGGCTTCTTTTGCAACCTCGTCACGCAATGCCTTGGTTTTCTTGCCAATAACAAAATCTGTGGTAATAGCTTCTTTTGTCAATGAGTAAATCCATTCAATTCAACGCACTTACGCACAATTCTGGCGTTGATTCGGCGGCTGGAATTATTTATGGCGTTTGCGTCATGTCTGCTGGCGAGGCAAAGGGCCATGGGCTTTTTCTGGATTTGGAATCGTTGGACTCTTTCATGGAGTTGACCAAAAGCCGTCCGAACGGGATTGGAACTCGCTTTGGCGCAGATCACGATGCCGGGGCTGAGGATTTCAATGGCACTCTCAAAGGGTTTCGCCTTGACGGTGACAAAATTCGTGCGGATTTGCATTTGCTTAAAACGGACAAGAATTTTGCCAAGCTGATTGAAATGGCCCAAACGATGCCTCATGAGTTTGGCCTTTCTGCCTCAACCCAGGCGGAGGAAGTAATCAAGGGCAAAGAAAAGTATGTCCGATTCAAAGAAATTTTTTGCGTGGATGTCGTCACTAATCCGGCAGCTACCAAGGGTCTGTTTTTCTCACAACCAACCAACAACAATCAAACAACTATGCTCAAAGAGTTTGCTCTTTATCTCGGCTTGGCTGAAAATGCTACCGAAGATGAAATCAAAATTGCGCTTGAGGCCAAGAAAAAACTTGATGCCGAAACCAAGTGCAAAAAACAGGAACAAGACGCTGACGCCGAAGCTGAATGCGAAGATGATGCTGACGCCGAAGCCAAATGCGAAGCCGACGACGAAGAAAAGGGCAAGGACAAGAAAAAGAAATTTGAGTCCGAAATTGAAGCCCTGAAACTTCAAGTTGGCGAATTGGTCAATGCGGCCAATGCCGCAAAAGAATCCGCCCATAAAGCGGAAATTGAAAATCTTAAACTGGAAGCTTCCAAAGAAGGCAAGGTCATCAGCCTTTCCGACGAAGCCATCCTGAAACTTTCTGTCGCTGAAGTCAAGGACATGATTGCCAAGTTGCCGAAAGGCCAGATCAAAATGTCCAAAGGCAATGTCAATGTTGACTCCAAGCCGTCGTTTGACTTGGAATCGGCTCGGCAGAAAAAGGCTGCGGGCGCCCTTGCCCTCGGTCAGGCGATGAAAAATCAACTCACACTTAATAAGTAAAATATGGCTACTACAAGTCTCTACACCCTGGCCGTCCTTGACCGTGCTGACGAATACACGGGCTTAATCGAGGACGTAACTACACTCGCACCCGAGTTCACCACGTTTGGCGCGCACAAGCGTCCCGGCACCTGGTATAAGACGGTGAAGCGCACCACGCTCCCGACCGCCCAGTTCCGTAACGCCAACGCCGGAACTACGGCTTCTGCGTCCACCTACAAGAGCGAAATCAAGGAAATGTTTTTCCTCGACACCCGCCTTCAAATGGACGAGGCGATTCAGGAAGCGGACACCGCTCACCTTGGCTCGCTCTGGCAGCTTGAGGCCGAAGGCGCGCTTCGCGCTTCTGCCATTTTGCTCGGCCAGCAGACCTGGTATGGCACGTCGGCTGACTCCAGCGGCTTCACTGGCATCCGCGCTCAGTTGAGCAACACGGTTGCTGCGGGCGGCACGACCAACTCCACCTCGGCTTATCTTGTCTGGATGGACGAACAGCAAGGCGTCCGCTTCGATGTGGGCAATGACGGCCAATTTGCCATCTCCGCCCCCATCCGTCAGCAGGTTGCCGATCCGAATGACAGCAGCAAGTCCTTCTTCGCCTATGTGGGCAACCTCAAGGCGTGGATTGGCTTGAACCAGTTGTCCAACCTCGCCTCTTGGGGCGTCACCGGCGTTAATGCGTCTAACAAGATGACCGACATCTTGGCCTCGCAGTTGATTGCCAAGATTCCCGTTGCTCGCCGCCAGAACCTTCGCTGGTTCATGAACCGGAGCGCGGAAAGCTACCTCCAGCAGAGCCGTTCGACCTTCAATCCGGGCATCGTTGCCTCGGGTGGCGCGTCGGGATGGCAGTTCCAACCGGCTGGTGCTGATGGCCGTCCCGCCTTCGCGCCCCTGCCCAACACTTGCCAAGGCTATCCGATTACCCTCACCGACTCGGTGCTGGACACTGAAACCAACAGCTAACATCTAACTAACATCTAATATGAGCGTTTCTTTCACTGGACTTACTCCCAGCAACCTGCCGACCAACACTCGTGCGGTTGTTGACGCCAACTACGTTAAAACCATTGCGTTGCCCAGCGCGGCAGGCTCCGTCTATTCCGCCTCCCTTGATTTGGGAGACGGAGTTAGCGGCGTGCCGTATGCGACCACGGAAACCATCAACGTGCAGGTGCTTGCTCCCGCGCTGGCTGATGCCGTGATTGGCAATGCGGAAACCATCGCCTATGCCTTGCAGGATTCTGCGGACAATAGCTCGTTTGCGGCCATTGCCGCGCTTGCTACGCAGACCCAAACGGGTGCTGGCGCTGGCGTTGCCGCAACGACCTACACGTTCAAGCTGCCTCCGAATACTCGCCGCTATATCCGTTTGGCTGCGACCACCGGCGCGTCCACTGGCGATGCTTCGGGTTCTAGCGCGACGCTGCGGCTTGCGTTCTAAGATAAATCAGATTGCGACCCTCCTCGTCACAAGGGCGGGGAGGGAGCAA